CGGATGGATTCACGTTAGCAAGACCTTGAAGAAACTTAGCCACGTCGTCCGTGCGGGTGCTCTCCATGCTCCTAAGCCTGAGGACAACGTCGCCATCCGAAAGGATGTCGTCGATTGTCTGTACAGGTTGGCATGGAAGCACCCTCTGGACGGCTTCGCGTTCTCGCGGATGGGACGTGCACTCCCCCCGCCCCCGAAACGGGGCGAGGAGAAGGAGGCACGTGCCGTCATCGAGAATTCGAAACGGAGGGAGACCACACCGGACTGGGCATTGAAAGCGGTTCGTCAGTACGTCTTGGATAATGCCAAGAAAGGGCGTCTGACGACCCCGCTCTCTTTGCCTTCGAGTTCCAGCGCCTGCTTTGAGCTGCCTGCAGCTGAAGGCGGGCTGGATGGCTACCTCCTGTCCACGGGTCTCCGTGCGTCCCAATTGAGGATGCACGGAAAACACTTGACATGGCGTGGCGGGGACTCTTACGAGAGACTCCGTCACTCTGTTGTCGAACGTTACCGTGCGTTCGCTCAGGATTCTCTCGGTCGGTTCTGCCTGCAGGCCTGCCGGAGGATTTCTGAGAGGGCGTCTGGAGATCCGGGGACAGATGCCATGATGGAGGGCTACCGGGCGTTGGGGGTCCTCGAGTTGCGGCGGCGCCGTCGGTTTTACGACGACGTTACTTGCTGCCGTCTCGAGGTCTTGCGGTCGCCAGGCTTCAAGTACCGCGCTCTCGGTATCCCCTCTGCTCTCAACTATGTTGAGGGCAGTTGGGTCCGGGAGTCGTGCGACTTGATGCCCGGCGCCGACTGGGACTCGTCCCAGCTGGCCCCTGGTAGCCTCCCTCCGTTGCCTAACGCATGTCACCGCTGGTTCGCCAGTGTTGACATGTCGAAGGCGACGGACGGCCTCCACCATGATGTCGTGGAGGTAGTCATTGACGCCCTGGCGGCAGCTAAGCGCATCCGTTTCTCGGATGTGCCGCTCGCCAAGGCGTCGCTGGGGCTCGATCCTCTCCATCAGTGGGAGTACACTTCGCCCGAAGGAGAGTGTACTTCTTGGCTGTGGAGGAGAGGAAGTCCGATGGGCACTCCCCTCAGCTTTACTGTCTTGTCTTGGATTTCGGCGTGGGCGTCTAGCGCGTTCCAGCGCGCTGTCGTCCGGGGAGACGATGCGGTCGGCGTCACATACTCGGAGTATGAGCTCCGTGCTCAGTTGCAAGAGTACGGAACTGCTCTCGAGTGTGTTGGCGCCGCCCTCAACGTCTCGAAGACTTTCGTCTCGCAGGGGTACTTTACTTTCTGCGAAGGCGTTGGTATTCCCGCGACCAAGGGTAAGACAGATAAGCGTACCCGTTTCTTCGCCGTTCCTGCTTGCCCTGCGCCAGGCGGCGCTCGGCCATTGGTTGCAACGCCAATGGTCCAGCGTCGGCACAGTCGTAGGCAAGAGCGGGTTGCGCAAACGTTGTCGCCGTGGCTTAGTCGCAGCGCTCTCTTCCACCTCCCGGTGGAGTTGGGCGGCTACGGCTACACGGCTGGCGGACGCTTGCGTGCTGGTAAGAAGGTAAGGCAGAGGCTCGCGGCCGCGGTTTCGCGCGGCTACGATCCTAGCCTTCTTCCTACCACGAAAGGTGGGTACCGAGGGGAGGGCCTCTTCCCGAGGCGTCTGGAGCAGTCTCGCGTCTTCTCTCGCACCGGACGTAAGGTGCGTGACGACTTTGTCGCCACGTACCCCGTCTATGCGAGTCGAAAAGAAGGCACGATCTGTCTCCAGGGACCCAAGCTCACGGCTCTGATGGAAGAACGTTGCAGAAATGTAATGGACTTCAATGAGTGTGAGACTAGGGTTCTTGACGCCTCGAGAAGACCCGCGAGGACAAGACCACAACCCTTCAAGAAGTGCAGAGAGAGTCCTTGGGAACGTTGCCGTCCTCTTTCGAGGAGGCATGGTCTCAAGTCTCTCCTGCGCCTCGCTCACGTCCTGCGTGAGCGGCCTTTGTGGGTTGAGGAGACATTCGTCACCAGCATTCCGGTTGGAACACCG